AGATAATTTTGGTCAGGTGTTGGTTGCAACAATTGCAAACGGTAAAACATTTACATGGAATGCAGGAGCTGCATCACCCTTAACAGTTAGAGCATCAACAAGCACATCTGGTTTTTCTACGGCATCGAATCCGACTGCATCAAGATTGACTTTGATATCACCAACAACAAGACACTTATGCCACTTTGGAACTGAAACAACTATAAGTGATACTACAACACAAGATGATATGTTTATAAGATTCTCTAATCAAGAAGATATAAATAGTTATGATATTACTGCAACAAACAGCGCTGGTGATTTTAGGTTACAAGATGGTACTAAAATTATTAGTGCTATTAAAGCAAAAGAAACTATTCTAGTATTTACAGACAATGCATTGTACACAATGAAATTTGTAGGTGCACCTTTTACATTTAGCTTTGAACAAGTAGGTACAAACTGTGGTTTGATAGGTAAGAATGCAGTTGTAGAAATAGATGGTGCAGCTTTCTGGTTGTCACCAAATGGTTTCTTTATGTTTGATGGTACAGTTAAATCACTACCATGCACAGTAGAAGATTTTGTATATAATAATTTTGATACTACTAAAGGTCAACAAGTTGCAGCAGGTATTAATAATTTATTTACGGAAGTTATTTGGTACTATCCTTCACAAGGATCTAGTTTTAACGATAAGTATGTTGTATTTAATTATGGTGAGTCTAGTAGTTCTAGAATGCCTGGAGGAATATGGTACACAGGAACAGAATCAAGAACATCTTGGATTGACGCAATTGTATATCCTAAACCCTATGCTACTAAATATGACTCTTCAAGCAACGGAAGTTTTCCTGCGGTAGTAGGTCAAAGCGGATTAGGCCGTACTCAATTTTTTGAACATGAAGTTGGCACTGATCAAGTTAATCAAGACGGATCAACAACGACTGTAACTTCTTTTGTTAAGTCTTATGATATTGATATAGAACAAAGATCAAGCACTAAACCAGGACAAGCAGCTGGACCAAAAGTATCTGGTGAATTTTTCTTAGCAATGAGAAGATTTGTACCAGACTTTAAAGCATTAACAGGTAATGCTAAAGTAAGCTTAGGTGTTAAAAGATATCCACAAGAATCAGACACTACAACAACATTAAGTCCGTTTACAATAAACTCAACTACACTTAAAAAAGATACAAGAGCTAGAGGTAGGTTTGTAAACGTTAAAATAGAAAACGATAGTTCTGGAGAAGAATGGAGATTTGGTACACTAAGATTAGATGTACAAGGAGATGGACGTAGATAATGACAAAAATCAATGTAAGAATACCAGAACCAAAAACAGAATACGATGTATCTAACCAAAAACAAATAAATAGAGCTTTAACTCTTATGAAAGATCAGTTAAACTCTACATTTTTAGATGAAGTAAAACAGGAGCAAGAGAGGTTCTCTTGGTTTATAAGTGGCTAATATATATAAAAACGAATTAGTAGATTTAACTACAACAGATAACACTGTAATATACACAACACCGTCTGATTCTAGAGCTATAATTAAAAGTATTCTAGTATCTGAAGACGCTGGATCCGGATGTGATGTAACTT